GTGATTTCGGTAATCTTTACTTTGGTTGGACAATCGTATTTTCTAATCCTCAAAACATAACGAAACCATATTCTAATGATTGGCACATTTAACAGCCACAACAATTTTCGTTGATGTTTTTTGAAAAAATTTTTATCAAACATTTTATATCAACACCCAAGTATCCGTCGCCATTTTCCGTATAACCCGTGAGCCATATTGCTCATTGATGTTAGCTGCAGCGCTTGCGGGAGCATTTAGGGTTACCCCCGACCCAGCGGAAATCGTTGTCGCTCCGGCTCCTAACTGCGTAATCATAATTTTTGTTCCAACAGAAAACGCCACGCTTGAGTTAGGCGGAATAGTCAAGGTGTTCGCCGAAGCATTGTTCATAGTTACACACTTGCCAGCGTCAGAAAGCACAAGGGTATAAGTAGTCCCCGTCTGGGCGTTCTCGCTGGTGAGAATGTTTTTGTTGGAAAGCGTTTCACCCCTGTCTTGTGTTGCTAATTTATATCTTGTTGCCATTTTTGTTTTATTATATTGTTATATAAAAATCCGACCCGTCAAATTCTATCGCACCAGTTTCTGGCGTTGTTAGATTTGTTCCAGAAGTCAATTTTAGTGGTGCTTTGGTTGTTATTCCCGCTCTTAAAACTATTGTTTTTGAACTTAAATCCTGACTATCGCTATCTCCTACAACCGTTCCCGAAGGCGGAGTTTTGGTCGCCCAAGTATCTAAATCAGCGTCCCACGCTTGAACATTCGTGCCGATTACTAACCCGAGATTGGTTCTTGCGCCGGATGCGGTTGTCGCCCCAGTTCCACCCCTACTTGCCGGCAAAGTGCTAATTGTCGGCTCATATACAGTATCAAAATATGCTTTCAGTATTGCTTTGATATTAGCCCACGTGATTTTTTTGGTCGTTGCGGTGCCGGTTTCCACAATCGGCTGAACGTCGGCGTCCGTCGGCGTCGACATTTCCGTAAGTTGTGATATTTTTTGGTTTGTCATATTTTTGTTTTATATTTTATACCCACACCGCAAATCTCCATTGGAAATCATTTCCCCCCATTTCCTACGTCTTTATTTTACCACCATCCTCAAGAAAAAGAAACCCCCAATCCCCCCGAAGAATAAATTGAAGGATTGAAGCTCCACTATTTATTAAATAGTACAATGTAAGTAGTTGTCAACTACTATGTATGCTATATCAAAATTCAAGAAAAGAGTAAATCAAGTGGGGTAAAAATAGCCCCTGTGTATAAATTAGCTTTTATATCTGATACTAATATGTTATACTGCAACCAGTCACAGGTTGTATTTCGAAGGGCTTGGATTGGGCGATGTCCTAGATTAAATAATTGTGCAGCATATCTTGGGGTTGAGATATGCAATAACTGTAACCGACCTAACAATCCAAGCCCTTGGGGATAAAACCCCATCGCTACACTTTGTAGCAGATTGATTGTTTGGCTTCCAAGGACGGGTTGGTAACTTTACTGTTTGCGAACCCCATCCGGCCAGATAATCGCCCTTGATAATATCTATGAGCTTTGACGTGGGGGTTGTGTGGATGGAGATAACAGGATGTTGCTTTATATTTATATAAGTAACATCGGCAACGCGTTATCGAGGTGCAGTTGCCCGTACATCCACCCCCTCGTCAACGCTTATGGCGTTGAGAACTAATGTTTGCTAAGAAGCTTCGGATCCCCAGCGCAGTCCACAGGCAATGATGCGGATTGCGCCAGGGATTTCTGAATCCCTTGTTCTTTGAGCGATGGAGGAAAGCTTCGGGGTAGTATGCGACTTCGTATTTTTTCTGTGGATTTAATAAATACCCCACGGAATAAACGGTAGTGGTAACGGAGGCGGTATACACGCCCATTGCCTTTATTTATGGTAGAAGCATCTCCTCCATCGCTCAGGGCACAAACCCTGTTTCTAAGACTGTCGAGGTGGGAAGCGGCAGGGACTTTGAAAAAACTATATACAATTTTACTTCTTGCGCTTTTGGTAGTAGCCACGCTGACGAAAGTAAGCACGGCGAATCTTCAAGCAAAGAGTAATTCAAATGAAAAGGAAGTCGGCATCCCGAAAGAAAAAGAAGACGGTCTTGACCGTTGGATTGAGAGTCTCGTCAAAGCGGAAAGTTCCGGTCAAGAAGATATCGAAATTATCGACGCAAACGGGAGGTGGTCGCGCGGCTGCCTCCAGTTCCAGGATGAAACTATTCGGAGCTATTCCGCTCTCTTGGGCTATTTTGTGGGCACGTCAACAGAAGACATTAGGTCGGTTGCCCTCAGCTGTGAAGCGTCCAAACGATTAGCCCGTTCAATGCTTTTAGATGATTATAAAAACTGGAGAAACTGGTACACATCAAGCAAAAAAATTGGCCTCCCGCCGAGGGTGGAACCAAGAGCAGAGGGCTCGACAGAGCGAAAGGCTAATAGCTGTTTATCGCGCAAAGCAATATAACACTAGCCCTCAACGATATAAAAAACCAAACGACTGGACTACGACATCTATGTTACAGATGTGCAGGTGTCATTTCTGCGGCATAACTTCAAGAGAAACATGGACACTAAAGTACCCCAAATTTCCACAAGACAGAAGAATAATTTGCAAAAAATGTCTAGACTCCAGGAGAGGGCAAAGTTAACCAATAAGTGGGCCGGTGGTTTGCAAGTACAATGGGTCACCCACAAGCCAGAGATTACCCAGGGACTATCCCGAACTAGGTGCGCAATATGCAAAATAGAACTCTGGAGAAAAACAGCATCTCTGCGCAACCTGTGCACAACTTGTCGGCTTAAAAAGTGGAGAATGTATAGTAGGGCTTATCATTCCTTGCAAAGACGTAAAAAAGCACGGGGCTTATAGACACCTTGACATAGAATCCGTAGTTCTATTAGGATAATGGCAGGAAATCGTCATATGCTCCTCTTTTCCGAGCCGCTTGTGTTGGTTCCATCTCCGCCCTCTTATAAAGAGGGAGAGGGAAGAGAGGTGGATCCAACAGAGGCGGTTTTCATTTAACAACTAGCGAGCCAACGCATTCCCGTTCGTGGGCAACTTCTATCTGCAAGACCCACCGGTACGGTTGTTCTGGTTTTGGTTAAGCGTAAGCGGCAAAGCATAGAAAGAAGAAGTAGGCCTAGGCTGAACCTTTCGCTATGGTTGCCGACCGCCCCATCCTCACCCAACCTATCCGCCATCGTTCAGCGCCGTAAGGCAAAGTGCGTGGTCACTCAAACATCCCCGATGAAGTTGCGTCTTTGCGCATAGAACTAAACGGGCGGGGGCCGGTAGTCCGGATAACAGTGGCAAGCGAGGCAAGGTCAATCATCACATATGGGTGCTCCCAGGGAGCTGATGGTTAGCCTCGCCCCGCTTTCGCACACAATTCAAAGTTGCGCGCCCGCTAGCACATAGCTTCAAACCTTCCGTGTTAACAACTTGGAAGGTGCAGTGTGTAGGCTGTCGGGTTAAGAAAGACAAATATATAAAAGTAAATGGAAGATTGGTGCGCAGAGAGAGCCAGGATGGTAGGTTCTCTGTCTGCTTCTTCAAAGCTATGCCAACACCAATTGTTTTCAAATTTTATACGCGTGTGCACAACATACCGCTTGAAATATAATATAGGGTGCTGTATGATGTCGGTATGTACGATTATCAGATGAACTTATCCAAAGAGCGTGGAGAACTAAATCAAGAAATAGTTAGATTGCGTAGGTAGACGGAACAAACATTAAATAAAATCGGATTACGCTATGGCATAACCCGAGAGAGATTGCGTCAGATATCAAAACTATTATCCCCCATAAAAGGTCGAGATAATTGCCACCAAATTATTGTCTATCATATAACTAAATGAACAAAGAAGAAATACCAAACCTCAGTGCAGTAATGAGCGAGTTAGCAAAAAGGAGCGCTGCGGCGCGTCGCAAGCGAATGACCAAAGCAGAGATAAGCGCATACTATGGTAGGATTTCCATGATGCGCAAAACCTTCGGAAGAAAAAAGAAGACTAGTGTATAGAAGCCTGTGCATAACTATCATTTGCATACCGCAAGCTATTCTGATATTGTTATCCAGTAAGTTTGATAGTCGAATAGCCAACCCCCTCCGAGATAGTCGCCGGAGAGGAATAAACAAACCAAATGAAGTTCTTTAATAAAGAGTCAGAGCAGCAATGGAACGCAATGGTGTCCGTTTCTAAGAAGTACAAGCCCGCGTTAGGCATAGTAGGCAAAGTTACCTCTTACAAGCCAGAGCGAACCGAAACTACGGGCGAGAAAGTATTGGCTACCCTAGCCTTCCTAGTCGCAATTGCAACCCTGTATTTCCTACTTTAATGACAATCACCGAACGCCACGCATGCGACCTGTGCGCCAAGGAGTACGTTACCCGTAAGGCAGTATCTGGAGACTTAGCAATCTATGACGGCACGACCCTCACCACCTTCCCAGATGTATGCGCCGTATGCGCGAAGAAAGTAGCCGAGCTGATAGCCGACACCTTTCCAAGGTCTAAGCCAATCACCCGCACCGTTGCGACTCAGGGAGTTCCCCTCACAGTCTCCAAATAAACCAACTAACAAACAAATGGAAGAACTTAAAGACCGAGTAGAACAGCGCGAAGCCCAGCAGGAGGAAATCAACCGCATGCTGGCAACCCTATCAGAGCAGACCATAGAAACCCTGGGCGTGCTAAACGAGCTTTACCAAAGGGCGCACCAGATTCCGACTCTGGAATCTGTAGCCGTAGACTGGTACGCGATAGTCAAAGATGAGGACGAATTGCAGGAAGAAATCGGAATACAAACCAATAACTAAACCAAATGATTACATCACCAGAGACTAAGCAGATAACCGCCGCCCTCCTTACCTTCCAAGGTAAGGTGGAGGCAGTCAGTAAGGACGCTAAAAACCCCTTCTTCAAAAGCTCCTATGCCACCCTTTCCAACATTCTCAAGACCATCAAGAACCCCCTACTTGAATCAGAGTTGACCTTTGTACAGTTCCCCGATGGCGAGAACGGCTTGACTACCCGCCTTATGCACTCTTCTGGCGAGTGGATGGAGGCAACGTACAAAATGAAACCAGCCAAAGATGACCCACAGGGATTAGGAAGCGCAATCACCTACCAGCGCAGGTATTCCCTTGGAGCCGTGCTTGGGCTGGACATAGAGGATGATGACGATGGCAACGCAGCCAGTACGCCTACAACCTACAAGCAAAGAGCCGCGGTAGACGACCTAGTCTTGTAATGCTGTTTGACGAAGTCTCTCACACCTACAGTAAGGACGGCATTGTTTACACCTCCGTCAGCGAGTTTCTTAACACCCTAGATCCGGAGTTCCCCAAAGAACGCATAGCCGCAGCCACCGCAAAACGGGACGGCGGTAGTGCGGATGAGATAATCGGCAAGTGGGACCTGAACTCAGAGATAAGCTCAACCTACGGCACAGCTGTCCATAAGGCGATTGAATACTGGATACGCTATGGCGAAGTAACTAAGGTGCCACACCTTGCAGACGCAGTGAAAGCTTTTTCTAAACTACACAGCAGAGAGAAGCTACACGCGGAAGTTATTGTCTACAGTGATGAGTATCAGCTCGCAGGAACGATAGACCAGCTCATCTCAATCGGCCCCAAACAGGTATTGGTGCAAGACGTAAAGACCAACGTAGAATTAACAGACAAGAAGCTCAAGAAGTATGCACGGCAACTTTCCACCTACAAGTTACTGCTGGAGATGAAGGGCATCACTGTTGCGGGATTGAATATCCTGCACTGGAATGGCGATACCTTCAAAAACATCAAAGTAAAACCAATTAACATTCAACCCCTACTAGAACAATGGAAAACAAAGAAAAAGTGTTCGTAAGCGGAATGATATTCAAGCGTCCCCTTCCTAACGCGCCGGAGTGGGTAAAGGGTAAAATCAGCGTCAATGTGGATAACTTCACCAAGTTCTGTCGGGAGAACGCAGTCAACGGATGGATCAACATTGATTTACTCAAGAGCAAGGAGAAGGGCACGCTGTACCTAGCCCTCAACACTTACAAAAAGGTCGAACAGCCGAGGGATGATGTAAAACCAGACTACCAATTCTAATGATCCAATCCGAGAGCATACGCGAGATTGTGAAAGAGCTACGGATGCGAGCCCGCGCCGATAATCTAAACCCCGCCGAGGCGCAGGACATTGCAATCAAGGCCGCCTCTATCACCGGCAACTGCACCAATGATATACGCGAGGCAGAGTTGGCATACAACCAGGTGCTATTGAAAGCTAGGCGGGAGGAGCGGAGCGCCAAGGACGGGGAGATTGTGGCCAAGACAACCCCCGAGTATCAGAGATACCGCGAGGCTATAGACACCTTCAATGAAGTGAAAGCCCTTTCCTCCACACTCAAAGCCGTTCTGCGGTACAAGAACGAGGAAATGCGACACGGGCTGTAATGGACTACCTTGCCAAGTACAAAACCCTCAAGGTAGCCAAGCCTAACCACGTGTCCGCGGCAATGGACAGGCTCAAGGAGATGGGCTTTAACCTTACCCGCTGGCAAATCATGGCTTGTGTGAAGAAGGTAGGCAGCGACCGCCTACTACAAGAAGCACACCTCGTGCATTCCAACTTCAAAGACTACCGCTCTCAAATGGAAAACCAATCCGCCGTGCTCTACCGTAGAATTATTCCAAAACACAAAAAAACCAATGTCTAAACCGACCAAACAAGAAGAACTAGCCAGCGGTATCACCATAAGGTCAATATGGGGAGATGTTATCTTCCAATCAACCAAAACAACGATAAGGGAAGCCATAGCCGAGAAAGGCGATGCCGACCTGCGCGGTATCGACCTGCGTGGTTCCGACCTGTCTGGTTCCGACCTATCTGGTTCCGACCTGTCTGATTCCGACCTGCGCGGTGCTAACCTGCGCGGTGCTAACCTGCGCGGTGCTAACCTGCGCGGTGCCGATCTGTTCAATGCCGACATGCGTGGTGTCGACCTGCGCGGTGCTAATCTGCCCAATGCCGACCTGCGCGGCGCCGACCTGTACAATGCAAACCTGTTCAATGCCGAGTTGCACGGAGCAAAGTTCTACGGGCGCGGAGGAGTCAAACGACTCAAGCGTTCTCAGGTTCCAGACTTCCTAGCAGCATTGGGATTCGTGATAGAGGATTAACCCAAATCATACAACCATCTAGATACTGTGCGTTACCTCTCCCCTAAGGTGAACAAACAAACTCAAAAATAACAATGAATAAATACGATTAGATATTCCTTATCGGCATCTTCTTCTGGTTCATCGAGACAGCCATCTTCGGATTCAACGCTACCGCGCAGAGCGGGCTAGAGAAAGCGTTAGATGCTCTCGCGTTTGTTTTTACTATCTACGGTGCATTGGGTGGGGTAGTCAAGGCAGCCAGCCCAAAGATTGTGATTAGTTTCGTCAAGGAGGATAGTGAAGAAAAACAAAACTATGCGTAATTTCATTATGGTAATCACCGTGCTATACTGTCTAATTATTCCAAAACACAAAAAAACCAATGTCTAAACTAACGAAACAAGAAGCACTCGCCAAGATAGAAGAACTAAAACAGTACATTGCAGAAGAAGATAAGAAAGAGTCTAAGACCGTTGGTATCGCCATAAAGTCAACACTAGGCGATATTATCTTCCAATCAACCAAAACAACGATAAAGGAGGCCATAGCCGAGAAGGGCGATGTCAACTTGTTCAATGCCGACCTACGCGGTGCAGACCTGTCCGGTTCCGACCTACGCGGTTCCGACCTGTTCAATTCCGACCTGCGCGGTTCCGACCTGTCTGGTTCCGACTTGCGCAGTTCCGACCTGCGCGGTTCAGACCTACGCGATTCCGACTTGTCCGGTGCCGACTTGCGCGGTGCCGACCTGTACAATGCAAACCTGTTCAATGCCGAGTTGCATAAAGCAAAGTTCTACGGACGTGGAGGGGTTCAACCACTCAAGCGTTCTCAACTTCCAGATTTCCTAGCAGCATTGGGATTCCTGATAGAGGAATAACCCGAATCACACAATCAGGAATGAAGAAATACAAGATAATTTACGCAGATCCACCGTGGAGTTATCAGAATGGGGGTGTACCAGAGGGTACAGAAGGTTGGGATGTCTGGGGCGACGAAGTAGAAAGCGACATTGCCCTCACCCCCAAGAACCAGTCAAAAACCAATTAAATACAGGAGAATGAATCAAGTAATACAAGGAGACTGTTTGGGAGTAATGAATGATATTCCTGATAAGAGTATTGATATGATACTTTGCGATTTACCTTTATGAAACAAATGAAATCTTGGCTAAAAACTGGAAGTTTCAACGAAAAAGATGAGTATTATACTCCTGCGATTTTAGTTAAACCTATCCTGAAGTATGTAAAAGAAAACGCTATTGTGTGGTGTCCGTTTGATACAGAAAACTCAGAGTTTGTTATTGCTTTGAAAGATAAGGGGCATACAGTAATTAATTCACATATTTGGCAAGGGCAGGATTTCTTTAACTATGAGCCAGAAAGATATGATTGTATTATTTCAAATCCACCTTTTACAAGAAAACTAGAGGTATTAGATAGACTTTATAAATTGAATAAACCATTCGCAATGATATTTGGTTTGCCAATATTAAACTATCAAGAAGTTGGTGATTTCTTTTTAGATAAGGATTTACAACTACTAATAGTTGATAAAAAGGTTAGTTTTGATGGGAATACTGCGAGTTTTAATAATAGCTATTTCTGCCATAATTTTTTACCGAAAGATATTATCTTTGAACACTTAGAAAATAACAATAGTAAAAAATACTTTATTGGTTCTGGTATGGCTAGCGATAATCCACTTGCAAGGTCGATATAATCAAAAAACGCCTTACCTCCCCAAGTTATGCAGAAACAGTCGATAAACAATAAGAAAAGAAATGAAGGATAAATTAACAGACCTAGCCCTCCGCACAGCGCTCATTGTCTTCTTCCTTGGGCTATCAACAACAAGTAAAATAGGAATGTTCGGGTTCTTATTTATTTGGTGGCTTACAGACTCTAATGATTAACCTCCTCCTTCTAGCCTCCACTCTCTGCGCCTTCAACTCTATGCCCCTAGATAACGGCACGCTCTGCTACCGCCTACAAGACTCTGCATATACCGCCGATTATCAAGGAATGAAACAGGAAGTCGAGGCTATAGAATTTAACGCAGACGGCACAATCGTAGAGGCCATAACAACGCAGTGGAACGACCCACTGGAGATGCAGACCTTTTACTACACACCAAACACTGGCTGTCGAACCTGGTATGGGGAAAACGAAAACGAATCATCAACTTGTCAACTATAATGAAAGGATTTAGCATAACACTTGTATTTGGTAGATATGGTGGATTCTACGCGAGTGTTTCTTCTATATCTGTGCGCCTTTGTCTTGGATGGGTAGCGTTTACTATTTACTACCGACACGATATTGAAGAATTTATAACAGCGTTGCAAAAACTGGCAAATAGACAACGCCCCTCTGTCGGGAAGGAGACAACAATAATACAATGACAGTGAAGAAAGGGCAGGTGTGGGAGTCCAAAAATAGTTCCAAAACTATTCGCATCGTGCGTCGCTTCAGCGGCAATAAGCACTGGACGGTGGAGGATGAGAAGCGCAAGAACACATCCCACAAGATTCACGAAGGAACACTAACCAAGTATTACGACCTCCTGAAATAACTACCTACACCAACCCAACAATGTAATGACCCGCCCACTCCTTATAGCCGTACCCCCACTCATCCTAGGTTTCTTATTCCCCCCGCTATTTCTCGTCTACATAGCGGCCATAGCTTACCAATGGTAATGAAAGAGCATCAGATTCAAAATACTATCCTAGATTATCTGGCATACAAGCACATCTTCCACTACCGCAACAATTCCGGCGCAATGGCCGGAGAACATAATGGCAAACGATGGTTTATGAAATTTGGGGCTGTAGGCAGTCCTGACATAATATGCGTAATCAAGGGGCAATACGTAGGCATTGAAGTAAAATCTCCCAATGGCAAACAGACAGATAACCAAAAGGACTTCCAGAACAGACTCGAAATGGCCGGAGGACGCTACATCCTTGCCAGGTCGCTGGAGGATGTAATAAATGCTTTATGAGACGTATACCGCTTGCAATGCGCCACAAGATGGCAGATGACCCTTATTATGCGAAGTGTGCCCGCGCTAAAGATGGGGGATGCTCTGGACGAATTACCTGGGAGCACGTCTGGATATACGCAGGACGACAGATAAATGAGATATGGGCTATAATTCCTCTCTGCTGGTTTCACCATCTGGGGGATGGATTTAATAAGAAGATTAACGAGATGCTTTCCCTAGACCGAGCAACCGCAGCCGATCTTGCTAAATATCCTAAAAAGAAATGGCCACGACACACATCTATAACCTCCAATGACTAAAATATTCCCCACCATCTTAATAGCGCTAGACCTAGCAGCCTCCTTGACCTATACTATTTATGGCGAATATAAACACGCCCTATACTGGCTTGCCGCAGCCATACTAACCATTTGTGTAACCTTTTAATGAACAGAGAATCATTCTTCTCATTTATAGAAGACTCCATGAACCAAGGGTTGGAAATTATTAAAAAGAAAAACCAAGACTACGCCCAGGGCGAAGACCCCTTCCGAAACTTCCGCAACTGTGAGGCGATAGGAGTGCCATTGGCAAGGGGAATATTGGTGCGTATGATGGATAAGATGTCGCGCATAGGTAATCTTTTGGATAATGAGGCCGCGGTAGAGGATGAAAAGATAGACGACACCCTGCTCGACCTAGCAAACTACGCCCACATTCTAAGAGCCTACACGGCGAATGAGTCCAAATATAAAAGTTTTTCGGATAATAAATAGAAACCGACTTTGTTTTTACTAAATTTATTACCGACCAAATAGCTAGAATCCAAATTCTCTCGCACCCGGGGAAATATCGGAAGCGTACTTATGTTCCAACCTACTCATCTCCATTTACAGCACGTTGTTTTAGGGCATAAAAATAATAAAATATTGTGCGACAGGACTATAATGCAAAAAAACCGGCCAGCTGTATTGGTCGGTTTATTGCTTTTTGACGTTTAGGCCTAGGCCTCGTCTTTTTGCTGTTTACCTTTTATATTTATCAGTTCCCTATAGGCGCATACTCCTCTCTCTCCTGCAATCCTACCATAGTTTGAGCGGTCAAGCTGTAGCAGAATGCCATCGTTTACGGGTAGCAGTCGCACTGTGCCTATTTCGTGCCGTATTGCGTTGCGCTTGTCGTCTGGGTTGTCGGTTATGGTTAGCTTTATATCAAGCCAATTATTCCCACCCTGCCCCTTGCTGGCTCGTTCGCTGGTTACCTGCGCGTATAGTTTCATTCTTTTACTTCTCTTTAGTCTCTATGATGGCCTTTAGGTTTTTGGCGATAGCATGCACCATGTTATCTATGGCGTAATACCAGCCCAGCGCGGCGCGTTCCATACTATTTTTATCCCACCCGCCTAATTCTTTACAAGCCGTATCTACAACGTGCGAATTTTGGGCGTATATTCCAGCCAGTTCGTAATTGTATACTGGAACGGCAGCGTCCACCGCCTCGCTTATTTGATCCGGATCATCCCAGTCTTCGCAATCAGCTAAAATATTCGCCGCACGGCTTGCAATTTGGAAAGAAAAATGGAACGTTAGCTCGCTTTCTATTTGTGCATCTCTTACGGCTAGAAATATTTTATGATTCGGCGCGGTATCGTCCCAAAACTCCGAACTAAAATAAACACCACCCGATTCTTTGGCACGTGGCACAAATAGGCGGGATAACACCCATCGCACTTCTGTTTTATTCATTTTTCAAGTAGTCACCGGCTACAGCAACCGGCGCAGGGCTTTGGTTAATCTGCCCCCGCAAGGCCGTATAAACGGCCAGGCGGCGAAAGACTAGCGGGGTCGCAATGGTTAAAATGCTATCAAATACACGAACATCACGGCGAAAAAAAGAAGAAAAAGCACCACTGCGCCCACCACCTCACTTACAATAGCCCACTGCCTACGACTCACGTCCCTCCTATAGTTTTCTATGCCTGTATTCATTGATATATCACTATTAGTTAGTTCGATACTGCCGCGATTATCTGTACGGCCTCCTTTATATCTACCGCGTGGCCAAGGACTAGCTCGTTTTCAATCAATAGAGCCATTTCTTGCTGCTGCGCCAGGCTTAAGCTCGTAGCAGCTTGCGATAGGATACTTTTGGCTGCTTGTGTCATTGGTTCATTTTTTGTTGCCGCGACCTTTATCACCAGAACAGTAAAGCATACCGCACGATGCAATGTAAAGGGGCGACAAGTGTCTTGACTGTGCATAACTTGTAGCCGATTATATATATATAAATAAAGGGTATAAGCGCATCTACCCATAAATCGCGGCGAAAAAGAACGAAATAACCACAATGCCCCACGTGAGCACAGAAAAGAAAGAAGAGGACACAAAGCACACACAAGAAGCTACTCCGGTGATTGTAAAAATCGGCGGGGAGGAGGCTAAAAAGCCAGCCATACCACCTAAAAAGACCCCCAGAAAGAAGAGACTAAGAGGAATAGGAGCAGGAAGACATAGTAGGCTAACAGAGGAGCTCCTGGCAGAAATAAGGGAGGAGCTAGAAAAGGGTAAGCCAAAAGAGGTGGTACAGAAACAGCTTAAAATAGCGGGAAGTACTTGGAGATTATGGGAAGGACAGAATTATGGCGGTTTCAAAGATATGGTTTTAAGTAGCCGATACGCGTATATGGTTCGCAAGGCAGAGGAGAAATCGGCACAGCTTTTGAGTTATGACATTGACCCGAAAAACTCAAGATTTACAAGCATTATTCAGAAAGAGGCGGAGTATTTACGATCAAATCTTGCACGTGGAACATACTCCACTCGCACAGAAGTAGACGGCAACAACACCATAACAGTGCAAATAGCGAGCTACCTCTCTAAGCCTCGTAATTTGGAGAGCGTGATAGATGTATCAGCCAATGAAAAAACGCCTCTCCTGGGCAACCCTGGTGAAGTTGATACACCACTTAATGCCAATGAGGTGGGCGATGATGTAGTCTAGTGTCGTAAAATACACCTTGTGCGACATATCGATTGACAACCCCCTGGGGGGACCCGATTGACAAAACCTTCGAAGTAAGCGCCTGTCACATTTTCCCCCCACCAATTTTCACAACCCCTTATTGACAAAACATTATAAAATGGTAAAAAAAAGTATTATATCGCTGCCGTATAAGTTCACACCAAGGCCATATCAAATGCCTTTCTTAGAGGCTATGAGAGATGGCTGCCGCCGCGCGGTATTAGTGTGGCACCGCAGAAGCGGTAAGGATAAGACGGTGGTTAATTTTACCGTTGCCCAGATGCTTCAAAGAGTTGGTACGTACTACCACTTTCTGCCCTTTTACAGCCAGGGACGTAAGGCTGTATGGGATAACGTGGACAAGGACGGCTTGGCTCTGCTTTCCCACTTTCCAGAGGAGCTGATTAAATCCAAAAATGAGCAAGAAATGCGCATTGAATTTAAGAATGGCTCTGCTTGGCAGGTTATGGGCTCGGACAAGGCAGACTCTATCGTAGGTACTAACCCCGTGGGTGTTACTTTCTCCGAGTATTCTCTGTGCGACCCTACCAGTTGGGATTTGGTGCGCCCCATTTTAGCTGAGAATGGCGGGTGGGCTGTGTTTATCTATACTCCCCGCGGTATGAACCACGGCTTTAGTCTTTATTCCTCGGCGAAGGCTAATCCTTTTGACGCCAAGACGGGAAAGGGTTGGTTTTCACAGATTCTAACCGTGGAGGATACCCACGCCATTAGCGATGATGCCCTGCGAGATGAGTTGGCTCAAATGCCGCGCGATATTTATGACCAAGAGTACTTCTGTAAGTTTCTGGATGGCTCTGGTGCATTCTTCAGGAATATATTAGAGAATACCTATACTGATTATCGCGACCACCAGGGGCACTCCATACAGTTGGGTGTTGATTTGGCAAAGTATCAGGATTTTACGGTCTTAACTCCTTTTTGCCGGACTTGTTTCAGGGCGCTGCCCCAGGATTCTTTTAACTTAATTGACTGGTCTATGCAGAAGGCGCGCATAGAAGCCCTAGCCCGTAGGTATAATGCAAATATTGTGATTGATTCAACCGGTGTTGGAGACCCAATTGTTGAGGATTTAACCAACTCTGGACTACGGGTAGAGCCTTTTAAGTTCACCCAGATAACCCGTAAGAACTTACTTAATAATTTATCCGTGCTGTTAGAGCAGGGGCGTATTAAGATCCCCTATCAGGAGGAGTTAATTGCTCAATTGCGCTCCTTCGCCTACACCACCACAGACTCTGGCGCAATCAAAGCTGATGTCCCATCTGGTATGCACGATGACCGCGTTATGTCTCTTGCCCTGTCTGTGTGGGGAGACCAGCGTCCGGATGAGGAGGAATTGGAGGATATTCCATTTTATGCCTCCCAGTCATTCTCTTGACGTATTATTCAATTAACCAATACTTACTAGTAAATGGCAAAGAAGCCCAAAGACTCCACCAATTTAGAGCTTGAGAGCAAGGCGCTGCAGCTGGTTATCACAGAAAAAACAAGATACGAAACTGCCACTGCGTTCATCACTCGTAGGGTAGCGTTCCAGATGCGCAACCTGATTGAGTTGCTGCGTAAAAACTACTGGGGTGTGTTTGATGAGCAGAACGACCCCGTTAGCGGACAAAAGAAAATATGGATTCCCCTAACCGAGTACCTCGTTGAGGGTGCGATTAAATCTATTGATTTAGATACGAAGGACATAAACTTCCGATCCAAGAACGCCTCGAAGGTTGGGTTGGTTTCTTTGGTGCGCAATATCGTTCGAGCCAAGTTGGATGATATGAACTTCGGGGAGAAATTAGATTTATTCGAGAGGTACTTAGCTATCGACGGTACGGCGGTGTGGTCTACGGAAGAGAAAAAAGAAAAGGATGGAGTATGCGCCGAGGTACGTAACGTAGATATTTTGAATGTATATATAGACCCCACCGCTCCATCTATCGCGGAGGCGTCCTCTTTCATTGAAAGAATTATTCTGCCAATCTCGGAGGCACGGGACATAGGTGTGGCAGATAAGTGGGTAAATATGGATAAACTAACTGGCTCCACTCGCGTAGATAGGAACAACACCTATGGAGTATCGACAGATACCGGAGAAACGCCAATGGTAGAGTTGTTTAAGCGTAGGGGTTGGGCTTCTAAGGACATAATCACCGGTAAAAAGGAAGACGCTGAAACATATATTCCAACCGAGATAATTTGTTCTGGTACTAATGGCAAGTGGGTTTTCCACGCTGCTTCGGTTCGAGACGACAACAAGAATAAGGGCTATGAGGAGGCTTGGTACTCTAGAGTTCCAGGACGTTGGTACGGACGTGGAGTAGCAGAGAAGGTCATGGGTCTACAATTGTACGCCAACATGACTGCGAATCTTAGGTTGAATCGTGCCCGTATCGCCCAACTTGGAATATTCAAACTACGCGCTGGTTCTGGTCTTACCTCCCAGGCGGTAAACAAATTAGGTTCTAATGGAATTGTGACCCTAAAGAATATGGACGACCTGCAACAGTTCGTGGTGCAGGATGTTCCTCAAAGCTCTTACAACGATGAACAGGTTATAAATACCTGGGCACAAAGAGTTACCTCGGTGTTTGAAACCACAACTGGAGAGCGTATGCCCAGCTCTATGCCAGCAACTAACGCTGCCATTTCTAACTCCTCCCAACAATCATCGTTTGGATTCATTAGGGAGGGTATAGGAATGTTCTTACAGAGGTGGCTAAGGAACCAGAGTATGCCAATCTTCTTCAAAGACATTAAACCAGGAGACATCATTAGAATCACTGGTGACGTAGACCAACTGCGAGTATGGGATGAGTCTATGGTGAACCAGATGGTTTATGAACAACTCGAAGCTATCAACAAGATGGGTTGGTCTGTGGATCCAGTACAAGTAGAGATGGAACGACAGAATGCCATAGCGAAGCTATCTAAAATGGGCTCTGACCGTTTTGTGGCGATGGACGAGTCTATAGATTTTCTTGAATATGACGCTTATATAGATGTTACCAATGAGAGTTATGATAAATCAGTCCTGGCTAATAATCTTGTTACTGCACTGCAGGCGGCTCCCGAGTATCGTGAATCAATTTTGAAGAATCTATTTGATATCATGGGTCTTAACTCTTCCGACCTAAAGGCTAGCCAGCCAGCCATGCAGGGTTCCGCACCACAGCAGGTGACATCTGGGCAGGCAGCACAGACAGCCGCAATGACTCTGACTAGATAATGGCTAAACAAAAACTAGACGCCGAAACACAAAAACTTCTAGCAGAAGGACAAAAGAGGGTGGATTTCGTGAAGTCCGAAGAATGGGCTTATGCGAAAGCTAAACTATACGCCTCCATGGGAACGTTAAATTCTATTGTCTCTCTTCCCGTTGGAGTAGACGAGTCTACTTTAGCACGAGAGGTGTTAACTCGCTTTGGGGCAATTGATTTAGTAATGAAGTGGATTCAAAATATTGAAGGAGAAGCCGCTCAAGCTCAAAACACTCTTGACGAATTGCAGAAACAGACTGACGATACCATTGTCACGTACTATCAGTAGGAGATTGACTAAAGGAGCATTCTTTTAGCCAGTCCCGTACCAAAATCGTAAGGACGTGGCTGGGAAGTACAAATCAAATAACTTCAAATGGAAGATAACCATAACCAAACTTCCTTACCTGAATCTCTGGGAGGAGAATCAGACGGAGGGGGGTCGGTATCTGACGTAAGCATTGCTGCTGCCATATCCAAGGCAACTGGCAAAAGTTTTACTTCTGATGAGCAGGCCCTAAAATCAGTCGCCGACACATTCAAATATGTGGGAGCAAAGATAGATGCGGCCAAACCAGTCGAAAAAATAGTAGAAGCACCCGTAGACACGAGTAAGTTTGTGTCTCGGGAGCAATACGAAACTGATACTTTCTTTGCTAATAACCCAGACCTAAAACAATTCCAACCGGTTCTTTCTGCGCTAAAGTCGCAGAACCCCGACAAATCATTCGATGATTTGATTGGTATGGATTCGGTCAAACCTATTATCGAGAAAGCGTCTGCTTACGATAAACAAGAGAAGACACGCTCTGTACTTCAAAGTAATCCGCGACTTGGTGCTGTTTCTGATAAAATCACCCAGGCACGCGCCGAGGGAGTTAGTCACGCCGAAGGCTCACGACTAGTTACCGAAGCCGTACTGGATGCTTTTGAAATAAAATAGCATTTAAGTCCTTCCTAAATGGCAGTAGATTCTATTTTACGAACCTATGCGGATGCATCCGTCCGCGAAGACGTTGTCTTGAACGCCATTGAATACCTAACTGCTAATGAGCAGTCGGTATTTAATATGTTGGGCAAGACAATCGCTATCGCTCCGGTGCATTCTTTCCTAACTGACACTTACGCAACCGCCGGCTCGCTGGCCGTTGGCGAAGTTGAAGATTTCGCAGCCTCTAGTCTTACCACCCCTTCGCGTTTAACCAACATCGTTCAACAGGTTGCTCGCAACTTCAAGGTGGGTAAGATGCAGCAGGCAATTCAGCACTATCAGGGCGAGAACGAACTCCAGCGTCAGACCAACAAGGCTCTGAAGGATTGGGGTAACGCCGCTGAGTATGACTTGCTGTTGTCCACCCTAGTGTCTGGTCAGTCTGGTACGACTGCAAAGATGTCTGGCATTATCCAGGCCATCTCTAAGTCCACCAACTACACCTCTCACAACTCCGGTACTGTTTTTTCCGCTACTATCTTGGATTCCTTGATGGTGAACTGCTGGACTAACTCTAACGGAGATGTCGCTACCGAGCTTTTTGTTGGTGGTATAATCCGCCGACAGATCGATGGTTTCATTCAGAAGTCTAATGTCGTAGTGAACGCCCCAGGTGTTTCGACCATTGTCCGCACCGTGTCTTCCTACGAGACTTCTATGGGAACATTGAACATCCGTAAGCATCGTTATGTGCAGCAGGGTGCAACTGGCCGCATCTTGGCCATCAACCCAGACAAGTTGAAGGTTGCCTTCTTACAGAAGCCGTATGTAATGACCGACCTCGCCAAGAGCGGTCCTTACGACAACTACGCTGTGGTTGGTTCTTTCACTCTGGAGACACGCAACCAGGATTCCAACTTCTACGCCGACGGTTTCAACCTCGCGGTATAGTGTTGGGGAGTTTCTAGCTACTTGAATAACTAGGTTGTTGCTCGTTTCCCTTCGTCTTTTTCGGGGGAAGTGAGCGCAAAAAGACAGCAACCTAGATAATTAAAATCCATATATATGGACGACATTAAACAAAAACTAAAGACGTTAACTGAACAGTATAAACGTATCCTTCCCGATGAATATGTTTCAGTAGTTGCTGCGATAGCCCAAAACCGCAAGAAATTAAAAGATGAGTGGGCACAGATGAAAGGTTCCGACATGATTCAACGCCACCTCCTGGAAATGCCGGAGATGTTGGATAACTTAATTACCATGAACCTTACAGATGAGGAGCTAAAAGTATGGAACCAGGATAAGGAACACAAATTAAGACGTTGGTACGCAAAGGAATACCCCGAGTTTAGAGTCAGTAAATCAATTTAATATCATGAAATTAGCTTTGGCATTGATAATTAAAAACACAGACGAGGAGGCTGAGTTATTGGAGAATGGATTATCCGCATCGTACTTCGATGTGGACGGTATATTCATAACCACTACCCCCAAGAGTGAAGACGAGCCCACGTCTCCAAGGTTGCTTGAGTTGGCTAAAGATTGGAACGCTACCATATCCAGATTCGTTTGGCGTCATGACTTCGCGGCGGCTCGCAACTTCAACTTCTCTCAAGTACCAGAGGACTACACTCATATTTTGTGGATGGACGCCGATGATGCAATACGCGGGGCAGATAAGATACGGGAAACCATTACAAAGAATCCAGACGTAGACGTGTTCTATCTCACTTACCTATATGCATTTGATGAAGAGCGGAGACCGACAATCGTTCACCAAAAAGCACAGATAGTTAAGCGTGGGTGTGTGGAGTGGGTAGGGAGATTGCATGAAGACTTCCGCCCATTACGCTCGGTTATAAATAAATATATTAAAGGCATAGAGCGCCTCCACCTATCAACCCCAGAGCACTTTGAGTCGGCTAAGGGGCGCAATCTAGAGGTTGCTCTAGCACAAGTATTGTCTGACCCCGATGACCCACGTTCCTACTGGAACTTGGGCAACTCCTACAGTGCCCTTGGAGAAAGCACTAAGGCAATACACGCATTTGATACCTTCTTAGAGAAATCACAGTCGGACGATGAGAAATATATCGCCAGGATTAGACGGGCGGAGGCGTATATGCTTCTTGGCGATAAGGATAAGGCACTAGCAGAAACACAGTACGCCATAGGCTTAAAGCCCATGTTCCCAGACGCCTATCACCTTGCGGGGAATATTCTCTACTCTCAGGGCAAATGGGATAAGGCAGCCACGATGTATCGCTCTGGTTTATCCCAACCACCGCCAAACCTAGATATTTTAGTATTTAATCCCCGCTCATATGATTATGATCCGATGATAAATTTAGCTAAGTGCTATTTTCAGATGTCTATGCCAACCCTTGCCCTGCCGCTAATTAAGGGAGCATATAAGGTCAGCCCATCTCCGTCATTAAAGAAATTAGTTACCGAGATGACTCGTGAGGCGAAAAATTTTGATGAGGTTGTTGCGCTCATTAAAAAGTTGGGCAAGATAGCCGATAAGGAGAAACTACGTACAGCCCTAGCTAAAATTCCCAAGAAGTATCAGTCTCACCCAGCAGTATGCAACCTACGCAATAACGTCTTTATAAAGAAAACATCCAGCGGGAAAGACATATCTATTTATTGTGGGTTCACCGAGGAGGTGTGGAACCCAATTACCGCAAAAACTAAGGGAATAGGGGGAAGTGAGGAGGCGGTTATTTGGTTGTCTCGACTACTTACTCAAATGGGCTGGAATGTTGATGTATATAACAACTGTGGCTACGCAACTAAAAAGTACGACGGGGTTACATATCATCCGTTCTGGGAGTTTAATCACCGCGATAAGACAGACATACTATGGATTTGGCGTAGCCCTAAGCTATGTGATTATGAATTAAACGCCTCAAAAATTATTGTAGACGTACACGATGTTATTCCCCCTGGAGAGTTCACTCCCGAGCGACTCAAGAAGATAGACCATGTGTTTGTAAAGTCGAAGTTCCATAAGTCTTTATTCCCCAATGTGCCAGATGAGAAGTTTGTCGTTATACCGAATGGAATAGACTCTCAATTATTCGCGGGTGAATTTAAGAAAGACCCCAACTTGGTCATTAACACTTCCTCCCCAGACCGCTCCATAGAGGCGTTTTGCGAGATAGCCGAGAGAGTTAAAAAGGTTATCCCCGAAGCCAAGTTCAAATGGGCTTATGGATGGAACGTTTTTACGCCAGCTCACGCTAATGATTCTATTGCCATGAAGTGGAAGGAGGGCATGGAGAAAAAGATGGTAGAAGTCGGAGTAGAGGAGCTGGGAAGATTGGGACACGATGAAGTAGCCAAAATGTATCAGGATGCCAACATATTCCTTTATCCTTCCGAGTTTGCGGAGATTGACTGCATATCACTATCTAAATCTATGGCTGCTGGGGCAATACCAGTAACGACCGATTTCTCTGCTATGGGAGATAAGGCTGGACACGGTGGGTACTTCTACCATTCCGATAAGACCAAGGATACGTGGGGAAAGACCCTAGAGCATTCAGTCCACGATGATAAAATGATTGCCGAGATGTCGGATAAGGTAATAGAGCTCATCCGCCACCCAGAAACAAACAATGGTATGCGTCAGTGGGCGCAAAAAACGTTTGATTGGAACCATATTGCCAAGGTGTGGGATGGAGTGTTTAATGAATCCAATGGATGAAATACCGACAAACAACCTAGAGGCAGGAGTAGCCCTATTCCAAGCCCTCAACCTATCAATTAGCGATAGGGCAGACCCTATAAAAATGGATCAGGTTAAAGAAATAGGCGAGTATCTTAACTCTCACCCAGAACCAACATGGCTAATAAGAACACTGGTGGATAAAAATAAAGTTCCTAATCGTTCCAACCTAGAACATATCCTTTCCTATGTGCGCATGGATAAGGAAAGAATGGCGAAACAGGCGGAAATAGATGCATTAACCAATGGCTTAAGATACTACCTATGAGCGAATTTATGGTTCCGTCGTCCGTAAAGATAAATCCCATTGGCACTTCTTCTTCCGCATCATCGTCGTCGGTAGAGGTTACAAATTTCCCGAGTAATCAGTTGGTATCTTTATCCATACCAACCACCATAGCTACCTACTCTGTGAAGATAACAGCTACTGCCCAAATTGTTGCTACTGATGCTACCACCAAGGAAGTCTCTATCATCAACACCTCTGATACTGATACTCTCTATGTTGGAGCGTCTGGCGTATCAACCTCTACTGGTATACCGGTACTACCGTTTAGTTCAGTAACTCTTAAAACCACCGCCGCCATTCACGGCGTGTCGAACGGTGGCGAGATAGATGTGCGTTATATTAAATATTCATAAACACATGCGTAAATTTATTCTTTGGCTCATATTGGTCGTCGCTTTGGTTCTATATGCCATCGGTCTTTCGAGGGTCGGTGCGCAGGTTGCCTCTCCCAGCTACTGGTTACTTCAGGGTAGTACGCTCAAGCCAATTAACTCAACGTATCGTATAGCTTCTTCTTCAATCTCGACATCTACTCCGATAAGTAAATTCATAAATGACGTTGGCTACTCCACCTCTACCGGTGGTGGCGGTGGTGTTCCGTCGGTGAACGGTATTTCTTCAGCGGTGAATATCAATGGTTTCAATGGCATAACCGTTTCAGCATCTTCCGCAATCAACCTAGTCTGGGGTGATGTCTATGGGTTTGCGGCGTCATCCAGCGTACCCACATCAACGGCGGGATTGGTAAACAACTCCGGATTTACCACGTTGGCAACGGTAGGAGCAAACTATGTCGCAACATCTACGCTTACCGCCTACAACACAGCGGCACAAGAGTACACCGTAGACGCTGCCAATTGGGTTTCTACTACGACAATCAAAAACTATCTGCCATCTTCTACAATCGCTGCGAATTATGTTTCGACAAGTTCTATGAAATCTGACATTCTATACACTAAGCGAGAAATGCAGATACTGGCCCGTCCAGGTGGAACGACTATTGATGTTGCGGGTACTTACTCCCCCACCATAACTGGAAACTCTACCAACGTTAACAACAGCGTTGCGCCGTTTATCCAATACATCGCAGCATCAAGCACCGCATTAAACTTCAAAGCCTCACTTAGTACAAGCTATACAGCCATACGCGGAGGTTGGGATCCAGAAATAGCCTTCTCAATGTCCGCTATCGCTGCAACCTCTACTCGTCTATGGGCTGGTCTATTCTCTGCCGCCCCTGGGTCATCCACTAACCCCACGATATCAATGGCTGCGTTTCGTTATGACGATTCTTCAGATACTACTCCATTTTGGAGAATGGTTACCAAAGACGGCTCAACTATTAACGTAATGACTTCAACTATACCGTTCTCTACAACAACAAAGACAGACTTACGAATTGGTATCGCATCAACAACTGGAATGGTGTCCTTCTACTGGAATAACATTCTACAAGCCACGACTACTACCAATGTACCGGCTAGTAGCACACAGCTTGGTTTTGAAATAAGTAATACCAACCTTGCCACGTCTGCGAGGGGGTTCTGGTTTGACCGAGCCGCAATCTGGTATAACTAATATCCACTGAATGACCAGATACAACAACTGGAGACGTGAATATATCGGACAATATATAGTATAGAGTATTTCTGTGTATTGCCCCTGCCCATTCTCTTGACGAGTTTGGGTAGTACTACGATTATTAAAGTATGGTATTTTCTGACACCACAGGCAAAAGCGGACTCATTCAACTGTGCGAGAACTACACTGGACTAAAGGATGGTGCAATATCGGGTAATGCTACATCCCTAGCTCAATTTACGGCGTTCCTGAATAACGCGGTACAAAAGACCGTCTCAATGATTATTTCCTCGCAAGGGGATTGGGACTTTGACGACTCAGCTAACTCTGATTATCCGATTTCAACAACCCCAGGCACCACGAACCGAGATTATTCTTTCCCAGTCTCGCTAAAGATACTAAAGGTTAAACGAGTTGATGCGTCATATGATGGTTCCAACACCTATCAGGCTAGACCATTAGACTCCGCCTCTCTGCCCGATACCCAGGTTGGAAATGACGCAGCCCTAGATGCTTTCTTCTCCACGGGCAGTCCCGTGTATGACCTAAAGTCCAATGCTCTTTGGTTATATCCAAGGTTCACCCAAGACCAAGTAGATGCCGGTGCTTTTCTGCGGGTAGAGTACGTAAGAGAGGTTTCTGGGACATTTGCAACAACCGACACAACCAAGGTTGCACCAATTGATTCCTACTTCCATCCCCTCATAGCATTGCTTGCCTCCTATGATTGGTCTATCGCCAATCTACCAAATCAGTTGGGCATACTCGCTCCACTTATTGTAGACTGGGAGGCTAGACTAAAGGAGTACTACGGTAAGAAACAAATGGAACAGGCTATGTCGATTACCGCTAATCCAGTCAACTATCTCTAATGGCTACTTGGACACCCCTAACTAAATCTCCAAATGCGGTGTTTACACCGGTTGTTAAAACATATTCCTCAAATAACTTTCTGCTCGCGGAGGATGGGTCTTATCTCCTATTGGAAACTGGCGACAAGATAATCATAAGCGGTTCGGACGAAGGTTGGACAAACCAAACTAAAAACTAATGGCAGGCTAATTAACCTAATATCTTGTCATGAAGACCAGTGATCGTGATAATTTTATAGCAATGCAGCAAGATATTACCTACCTAAAAGAGGGACAGAATGAAATGAAAACAGATATTAAAGAGATCAAAGACACTATACGCAAGTTCGTCGAGGATGACGCGCCGAAACGCTTTGCTCCCATGTTTTCTTGGGATTTACAGAGGTCAGTTTATGGAATTATAGCCGCCGCCGTAATTACCTATGCCGTAAAAGTTATTCTTTCACATAACTTAACTTTCTAGTGGATAATCCAAGCCTTACCTCCAACCCAAACGTAGACCCGAATGTGGCAGCTGTCTTACAACAGCAGATTGCTATACCGTATACCACAACAATCCCAACGCTTACACCAAATTCAAATGGGGTAAGATATGTATATTTTGACGGAACAGATTATTGGCTTTACGTTTATGCAAATAATGCATGGAGAAACACGAAATTAAACGGTACTGGTGGGTACATAGAGAAACAACTCCAAACATTCTATTGTATTGATAATACAATCGCCGCTGGGGACGTAGTCTCCCTTCTTGGTTACACTTCTGCTAGGGATGTGATATTTAACGACAGCAACGTAGATGTGGACGGCAATCTTTATGCTACTAACGAAACTATCCCCCTTTCATTTGTCGCTCCAATTACCATGGGTGCTGGCTGGACGTTTACTATATATCTTAAAAAGACAGGTACTCCAGTAACTGGGGTATATTTTTCCATTAAGCAGGACACCACAATCTGTCAGACGTTAAATATTTATCTAGATAGTATTGGAACTTCTTACTCGGCATTTACCATGACTGGAACTTTTCAGTTGGTTCAGGGTACTACTTATACGGTCAGCCTAACGGGCATGGGAGCCTATGGAGATGGTAGAGACTCCAGCAACTTCTTCTCCTATAAGGCAAATTCCGGTGGACAGTTTAGTGGATTGAGCTTCACGTTGAACGCAGGGTTCTCGGTGGCTGGACTAGTGAAAGCGTTGGACGTACCAAACAACCTTGGTATGCAGGGGTCTACCATAGGCATTGTGGAGTCGGTTGACGGCACACAGGCTACTGTTTTAATGGGAGGAATAAGACAATCAGCTGGAAATCCCTATACTGTTAATCAAAGCTATTGGTTATCCGACACCACCCCAGGAGCACTTACCAGCACTAAAAAGTCTGTGTATATTGGTAAGGCTACTACAACGAGCACTCTTTATACGCCATATCTAAAACCCATAAAGAAAGCATTTACCTTAATGAACGGATACGTCAATAGTAACTCCAACAACTCATTCACCCTGTTTACGGGTTTTATACCCTCCACCATCAAGGGTATGTCAAGCCGCGTCGTTTCAAGTGTCACATATACCTGTATGGGCGATTATGATACTGGTCAAAGCTACTCGCCGAACTTCCCACCTGGGGCAAGTACTGGGTTCAACCTAGCCATCAACGGAATGAGCATCGGTATCGGTTCTTATAATAAGGAGAATATGTCAGTCAGTGTTCAGTACAACAATGCCTCCACTAATAATTATACTGCCTCAATAATACTATTCACTTAAATGTCACAAACAAAAAGAATAATAGACCCAGCACCGATAGTACTAGATGGAAATTCTTTCTCTGGTGGATTGGTAAAGAACCCAAATTATAATGTGGGAATTGGAATGTACTGTCCAGATAACCAGTTTTCTTCTGGACTGGGAGTGACTACTCGCCGTTTCATAAATGATAAATATGTCATATCGCTATCGCCTGGGGAGGGGTTATCTAGAATCGCAGATAATAATAATTATGTTACAAGTCTGCCAATATCTGCCACATCCGACAGTTCGGGTTTATTCTATGCAGCACTAGATGGTGGGTCAATCGTTAGTTTTAATATAAATGGCGTATCGGCAACCCATACACCAAATAATGGGAGTGCCTCTATTCACGCAGACGACATACTTTCTTTCGTAGACCCCAGTGGGGGAGAATATATTTTGGCCTCTTATTACACTCTCAATGATTGGGATATAGCTCGAAGAGAAAAATCTTCTGGCACTTGGACTGATAACTGGTTGTCCGCTCAATCGCCAACAGGTTCTGCCGATTCAGCCCTCAACACAAATAAGTCTTTACCGCATAAGTTATGGCAGGGCCCAGATGGTAAAATATATTTCACCAATGGACAGTTTATTGGGCAGTATAACCCAGCAGGAGGTACTCCGTCTCGAGATGCGCTAAACCTTGGGTCTGGTTGGGTGGCTACCGCCGGATGTTCTTATGGAATATATAGTGCTATATCTGCCTACAAACGCACATCATCTGGAAATTCCTCATTCGGAAGGGTGCGAGTATATCTTTGGAATGGATCTTCCCCATTAGCGAATCATGTTTATGACATACAAGACAATAAATGTGGAGCCATATATAACAATAATGGGATACTGCACCTATGGACAATGGGAAGGGGCGGTACATCGAAAACATGGTCTCTCGGAGGATATTTTGAAGGACAGTCTATTGGTGGGTTTGCATTAACAACGGAACAGGCATTATGGACTGGAGTACCGCAATCTGGTGGCGTAGAGTCCATAGACGGGGCTGTGCTATTCACCACCAACGGTAACTTTATAAACGAGTTAAGGAATGGAATATTCAATCGTTGTGTTAGCAACACTGCGCATGGATTTATAAAGAATCTTGAAACAACTACAGTATACGTCGGAATATATGATTCCGGTGGTTATGGTATAGCAACATTAAATCAAAACGATTACCCAACAGGACAGATATTTTCACGCTACATACAACTACCGCCTAAATCCACTATTGAGTATGTGCGGGTTTTCTTCTCTGCTTTTGACCCCGCCGCCAAACTAGACGTTGAGGTGTGTAAGGTTGGTACACAATGCACCTTTGCTAACATCTATGATACTATTTCGGTTGCCAATTATCCCAGAGTAACCACCGAACTACAGGCTAGAATTTATAACAACATCCCCGACATAACCACTTTCTTTGTGGGTCTACGCTTCAACTATGGAGTCTCTCCCTCAAATAAACCAATTGCGGTTGACCGTATTGAGATAGCTTACTCGCTCACTGGAAATCCCTAGACAAAGGCACCCACGAATACAATTATTATATAAATGGCAAACTCGGCTAATATATTCGGCTTTCCAGCAGAAGCTACTCCTACAAATTACGGTGGTGGAACAATAAACGCACCGATGCCCACGGCATCTCCAGTGGTTGCGCCGGTGGCGTCCAACTTCATCAACCCCTTTGCACCCACGCCATCTCCAGCAGCTGCACCGGTGGTGTCCGGTTTCAACAACCCCTTTGCGCCCACGGCACCCCAAGCTACTTCTACTCAAGCGACTACACCCCCAAATACCGCACAACACACCGCCACAACTTCCCACAGTGTGTATGCCAATCAGACTGCGCCGGTAAATGCCGATGCTATACGCTACGCCGTAACAACACCAGGAATTACAATGGGTAGTAAATTTTTCTACGGTGGACAGCAATATGTCTATAATGGGGCGGGTAGTATAACTCCCATAGCGAATCCAATCACACAGCCCGTAGCCACCAATATAACACCATCCCTGCAAACAACCTCTAACTCACTGGCTAGTACCACAACCGCTTTTGATATACAGAAGATAATGGATCAGATGGCGGCAGACCGTAATGCAGTTCAGTCCGCCACCACGCTTTCACCAGAGTATCTTGCACGACTCCAGGCTCAAAAGGACGCAGAAAATGCCCTCTATAGTAATCAGGAAGCATTAAATGCGGGTAAAGACCAAATACTATCCCAGGATAGATCCCTAGGTACTCCGCTTGATTTAGCCCTAGGACAACAAGACGAACTAGCTCGACAAAATCAACACCAGCAAGCCGTTCTAGCACTTAAGGCAAATGCTGCGAACAACTCGCTATCGGTTGCGGAATCCCAGCGCCAAGCAGCACTGGATGCCGCTAAGATTGGTTTATCTACGGACCAATCCATGGCGCAGATGGGCATGACACTAAATCAACAAAATAGGTCATTCGCCCTCTCTCAATTATCTTCTCTTGTTGATGCCTACGCTCGCAATGGAACATCTTACGACAACCTAGACTCTGCATCTAAGGCGCAAGTAGACGCTATCGCTGCCGTAGCGGGTATGACACCATCCATGGTTCGCCAGGGTATGAACAACGACGCAGCCAAATTAGCTGAGGCGCAAAGGAATAAGGCTCTATCACTACAGATGGAACAGCAGAGGCTGGAAAACGCAAACTCACAAGCCTCCCAGGATGCATCTTTGCGTAAAAGAATGTCCGACTTCACGTCTGCGTTTAATGCTTTTGCGAAGAATGCAGATGGAACATTAAAAGACCCTACTTCCTATATGGACTCCTATATTAGATACGTAGCCCTTAATCCTGGTAAGGGAAAAGAGTTCAAAGAACAATTTCCTCCCTCTGTATACCTCAATCAATCCGACGCTCAAAAATGGCAATAAAATATGGTAACAGACGACCTTATCAAAAAGTACGGTGGCACGATTGAGCCTACCAAACCATTAGGCCCAGCCTTCGCGTTACCAGAAGAATCGAAAAACGCCCTAGCAGACATTATAGCCCGTGATAGATTCAGGGCGGCTGTATCCTCTCCAGACGTTCCATCTGCCCCAACGGCAACCAATTTAGTTCCAGGAACAATGGCTACGTATGCCAGTTTGCAGGAAGACCCACTCAACCTGAAGGCAAATATCTGGAACGCACCTGGAGACGCCTGGAATGCAGTCTCCGGTGCCTTTTCCAACCTAGGCAATAAACTATCGAACAGTTTTGACACAACAGACACATCGGCCGGTTCCCTGCTTGGAAAGGGATTGGAGAATGTGGGTGCATTGGCTGGTGCTGTATTCTCCCCCATCTCTGCCCTATTCGAGGGTGCTAAAGATATTCCCATATTGGGTTCAATTAGTAAGGCCATCTCCGCTCCCTTTGAAGCCGCTGGAGAACTATCCGGCCACGCAGGCGCTGCATTACTTAATGATATCCCAGACTTTATCATGTCTGAAAAAACTAAAAGAGACCTAGAGCCAGGTGTGAGGGATATATTCTCCTTGGCGGGTCAGATTGCTCTTGGGGGAGCGGCGGATGGTATTGGTAAAAAAGTTATCCCCAGCGAAATAGATGGTACTAAGTTTGAACAGATAAAAACAGAGATAGGGAATACCAACCCAGAGTTTCTGCCAGAGGTAGATAAACTTGGGGCAAAAACAGTTGCTAATATGGTAGACAAACACGGACCCTTAGATGCCAAGGAAATAATTATTGCCTCCATACGCAAGGCAAAGGGAATACCTGACCCAACAGTATCAGAACTAAAACCAGGGGTTGAAACTAACCCAGCGGTGTCAGAACTAGGGTCGGGGGTTGAAACTAACCCAACCGTTGCACAACCCGAAATTATTGCACCCGAGCCCAAAACAAACGTGGTTGCAACCGATAAAACTGCTGACGCAATAGATAATATCCCCGAATCTAAAGCGGTGGAGAATGTAGTTACTGAAACACCTCCGGATGCTGCTCCAATGACGCGCGAGTATATACCGAATAAAATGGCACTGGATATACAGGATAAAGCAGTCAAAAATGACCTACTTGCAGACCCTGTGCAGGCAGCAGCACATGAGAAAATGAACGTAGACTTGGCCAAAAAGTATGCGGTTGACTTGGCCAACTTAGACCAGCCCAGAGCTATGCGTATCTTGACCGGAGAGGAGGCCGTTCCGCCCAATACGACTATTGGTGCGATAACAAAAGCGTTGGCAGACAAAGCAACCATAGACAGAGACCAGGCGACTATAGATTTTCTATCTAGCTCGCGGAACCTTGCTCATAAATCAGTAACCTCTGGAGCGCAAGAGTTGCGTGTTTTGCAAGAGTTCAGCGATTCCCCAGTTGATGCTATACGCGAGATAAATAAAGCTGCCACCGAATATGTGGCTAAGAGAGATAAGATAAGCAGTCCCGAAAAAGCAGTAAATGCCGAGAAGGATAAAATAATAGAGTCAACACGCAAATCTATGCCCACAAAACAAAGTTGGTCGGACTTTATAGATAGTATAAAATGCTAACATGAACTTTTGCTTACCAGAGGTATTGGTTAATAAATTTAAGGAGGCACTTAAAAACGGAGAAATCGACCCCGCAAAGTTATCTGAAATGTCCTCCCAAGAGAGACACTCCTTCTTATCAAAGTATGTGGGTGAGGAAAACGCAAGACGAGTAAACGCCGATTTTGAGAGTCGACTTCTACTCAAAAGCCAACAGACTGGAATAATAAACTGGGCTAAGAGTGTGTCGGGTATGAAACCCGAGACACTGCGCGATATCGTATCCCGCGTGGATCGCATGACTGAAATTTTACAACCCAAAGAAATGGATGATTTCCTTAGCGACCTAGCAGAACAGAGGTTGGGATTTAAGATTTCTCGTGGAGACGCTGCCCTGGTTTCTGAGGCTGCTCGGGAGGTAATGCTGGCCAAAGACAAAATGGTTACTAGGGATACGTTCGCATCTGATGCGGATAGATTAGATTATGGGGCTAAATTTGTTGCTTTCAAAAACTTAGTAGGAGAACTAAAAGATAAAGTAACTGAACAAAGCGCAATAGAACAATTAAAGTCTCCAGCCAAAGCAGTTATCAATCTGGGGGGAATAGCTAAGTCGGCTAAGGCGGCACTCGATGTCTCAATGTTACTACGCCAGGGGTTTAAGGCATCTATAACCGAACCAAAGATATGGCTAAAGGAGGCTAAACAAGTGTTTTCAGATATCGTCAAAACATTTAAGGGTGAAAACGTATTAGATGGAGTTAAGGCTGATATATATTCTCGTCCCAACGCACTCAATGGATCTTATGCCAGGGAAAAACTAGCCATAGGAATAAAAGAAGAGGCATACCCAAGTTCCGTGCTTGAGAAAATTCCAGCCGGAATTGGCACTATGTTCAAAGCGTCCGAGCAATCATTCACGGCGTTTCAGTATAGGCTTCGCGCTGACATATTCGATAAATTACAACAGTCTATAACCGCATCCCATGGCAGTACGGAGGGTCTGGGTAGATTTGTTAACTCTCTAACTGGCCGTGGAAGTCTGGGTAAACTAGAACCGGCAGCCAATGCAGTAAATAATTTATTCTTCTCTCCCCGTAACGTATGGAGTAACGTAGAGTTTCTTACCGCGCATCAGTTCGACCGCTCTATGTCTCCTGAATTACGAATAAGGGCGGCCACCAATCTATTAAAAGTTATAGGAACTGTAGCCACTGTGCTTACCATAGCCAAGGCACTAGACCACAAGAGCGTGGAAGAAGATCCTCGAAGTTCTGATTTCGGGAAGATACGAATTGGCGATACGCGGTTTGATGTAACTGCCGGTATGTCATCTCTGGCGGTTTTAGCATCTCGCCTATTAACAATGTCTAGTAAGAGTGGAACGACTGGGAGGGTTAGTGGGTTAAACTCTGGGCAGTATGGCTCCCAAACCTTGGAAGATGTTTTAATCAACTATACCGAGGGAAAACTCTCCCCCTTAGCGTCGGTGGTGAAAGACATGATGAAGGGTCAGGACTTCTCTGGTAATAAGCCCACATTATCTAGAGAGGCAATAAACCTTATGGCACCCCTACCTATAACAAACGCTTACGAGGCGTACAGCAACCCCAAGGCTGCCCCCCTCATCCTCACCATCATCGCCGATGGTCTTGGTATTGGTGCCAATACATATTCCCAAACTACCAACTGGAATCTCAATCCTGGTAAGGAATTACAGGCATTCAAATCTAAGGTTGGTGAGGAAAAATTCACCCAGGCAAATAACGACTACAATAAGGAATTTTCCAAGTGGTATGAGTCTGTCAGGGAAAATCCATCTTACAACAAACTCTCCCCCGAAGAGCAGACATCTGTTATAAATAAAAAGAAGTCCGACCTCAAGGACCAGGTTCTACGTTCCTACAACTTTGTGTATACCCCACCACGCACCAAGAAATTGCCCAATTTCTAACTGTGCAAAACTAATCTATTCCCAAACGCACATTTCTGTTATTTACTTATAGCATGCAAACGTTTGAACTCTTTTACCCCGTAAGGATCCCACAGGAAGCCTACATCTCCCAGGGTTTTGGTGATTCGCCTGATTTCTATAAAGAGAAATTGGGCATTAATGGTCATAACGGCATCGACTTCGCCTGCCCCGTTGGTACTCCCGTGTTAGCCGCCCACGATGGCGTTGTTACCTATTCCGGCTTTGATAAAAACGGCGGCAATATGATTGAGGTATGTACTATCGAAGACCATATCCTTCAAGGCGTAGTATGTCGTCCCTACACCGTCTATTGCCACTTTAATGGGCCAGCCGAAAAGAAGCTGGGGGATAATGTATCGTGTGGTGATGTTTTAGGTTTTTCTGGTAACACCGGTTTATCTACCGGCCCACACCTGCACTTTGGACTCAAGGGCAACCTCAACGGGGTTGACCCATTCCAGGAAAACGGCTTCAAGGGAGCCATAGACCCGTCTCCCTACTTCAACGGTATATATGCGGGCGACTGGAAGCGCATCTACTTCCCAGCCTTTACTGCAATCATTGAAAAAGCCAACCGCATTATAGCTCTCCTCAAAGGTCGTTTACAGAACACATCGTAAATGTCCTTAACTATCTATTCTTTAGTCTCCCTCGTCATTGGGCGCCTACTTCAAAACGCAGGCATCACCACAACTGACCAGGAGATTTCTACCTTTCTCGGTGTGACGATGCAGATTGTAGGAGCATTGGGTGTCTGGTACGGGAGATATCGCAGAGGTGATATCACTTGGTACGGAAAGAAAATCTAATGCGCAGTGTCTTGGCTGTCTGGAGAGACATACATTCCAACGACCGCTGGGTAACTATCCCACAAGCTATTCAGTGGGCCAAGACCTAAATAGCCGGTACTATCACCAGTGCCGGCTTTTTAATACACAAAACTAAAACCCTCATCCTCGTTGCCTAAGAACGGCACGAGAAAGATGAAACATATAACGGGGCGTCGTATATCCCCCATAAGGTTATCAGTAAACTAAAGTATCTAGACTAAAATAATATGGCTGATACGCTTAAGCCAGCAGACATTGAAAGACTAATAGCGACTGACGATGATCTTCTGACACATGAATTTCCTGGGTACAGCCGAGGACAGCTAAGGACTATAAAGAAGGAGGCCAAGATGGCACGAAAGAAACTCTCGCAAGAACTAGAACTAGACCGCAAAGCGATGGAGTCGCGGCGATTGGCCAAGTTCTCTGAGGAGAAATACAAACAACTGCTAGAGGAGAACGGGAGGCTGCAACAGGAGCAAAACGCAATCCTGCAAATCAGAAAGACTCCCCAAGAGTTCACTATCCGACCCAAGGATAGGTCGCACTCCGAAGCTACTGCGTTTATGGTTGCATCCGATTGGCACATTGAAGAGCTGGTGAGGGCAGAGACCGTCTCTGGTCTCAACTCCTACACGCTCGACATCGCCAAGGAGCGGGCAATTCACTTCTTCCAGAATGGAATGAAACTGGTGCAGATGTGCGGACGAGATGTCACAATCAAAACCGTTGTTATTCCACTTCTCGGAGACTTCATTTCGGGAACCATTCACGAAGAGTTGGCAGAGAACAATCAACTGATGCCAGCTGACGCCGCCTGGACAGTTCAGGGCTGGATAATCTCTGGAATAAATTTCATTCTCAACAACTCCAACTACGAGGTGATAGTGCCTTGCTCCTCTGGCAATCACGGCCGGATGACTAAGAAGATCCACCACTCCACAGAACAGGGCAATTCTCTCGAGAATTACATGTATCACAACCTTTCTCTTCACTTCCGCGACAACAAGCGCGTGAAGTTCCTGATTGCAGAAGGCTATCACATCTATATGGATGTCTATGGTTTGCAGATTCGCCTGCACCACGGGCACTCCATCAAGTATGGAGGAGGAGTCGGGGGAATCTATATCCCCGTCAACAAATCCATTGCTCAGTGGAATAAGGGCAGAAGGGCAGACCTGGATGTCTTTGGCCACTTTCACCAACAGCGCGACGGAGGAAACTTCCTCTGCAATGGTTCGCTCATTGGCTACAACTCATTTGCTCTTTCCATCAAGGCCGACTATGAGAAGCCACGCCAATCCTTTTTCCTCGTGGATAGGGACCGCGGTAAGACCATCGTTGCGCCAATCATTGTGTAAAACCCAGGGCTGACACATGTCAGCCCCAGAGGGGAGGGAGTGCGACTATCACTCCTTCCCCCCTGGGATTACCCAGGTTGAAAATTTAATATAGGAGTTAACTGTGGCTACGCAGAAATTCTTTTGCGCCAGACATCAACGGGAGCTTACGATTGTGCACCAAGAGCTCACCGAAGACGGTAACGTGCGAACCGAGATGTTGTGCAAGGAATGCCAAGCGGAGCGTGAACCGAAGCCCGCGAAGCAACTCTCCTTGCGCTACAATCCCGAATTGGACTACACGTCCGATGAAAGGAACTAACAATGTCCGAGATCAATTGGCACAGACTGACCTTCCCATGCCCCAGCTGCGAAAGGCAAGTCGCCATTCTTGAAATTGATGCGGCATCAGACGGTGAGATTGCCATTGTTGGAATATGTGTTAGTTGTGGCAAACAACTCACCTTCAATACCGATATCCGGAAAATCCTCTCAACCTGTGTGCAGGCAGACATCCTTTGTCCTATGGAGGAGGACTTGGCCGATGACATTCAATGAAGCGGTCAAGAAGTACCCATTATTGGATATGCGAGTCATATCCAAAAATGGAACATTCCAAATCCTGCGATGTTGGTTTGAGGGTTGGCATCCTGAACTCTTAGAGCTGGGCAGAATCAAGATGATTCCTGACGGCTTGCGGGGCAAGGAAACAATCCTAACCATGGAAATCATACGCCCGATACAGGAGGTACAAGTTGAGTAGAATATCACCCAACCTACCTGGCGAGCGGCGCAAGGTTTACCGCAACGAACGGAAACCCAACCGCCGAGCCAAACAGATGAACCGGCACCACATCACCCCCAAAGCCCGAAACGGCAGGAGCGATGAGTCCAATCTTCTGCGTATCAAAATCACGCGCCACGCACTCCTGCATAAGCGTTTCGGCCTGATGACCTTGGAGGAAATCAGAGACGAACTGCGCTACATCTTTGCGGTTCCTCCCTCCATCGAGGCACCGGAAACGCACGTTCCAGCATTCATTGACCGTCTCTGCTCTATGAAGGGCAGGATGGCCAGCTAGGAGTCCGCTATGAGAGTAGGCGGCACTCTCCGCTACTGCCACCGGTGCCAGCGTCAAACCTGGCACTGGATATACCACGTCAAGCAGTTTCTGGTATACCGATGCCGGATATGCTTTCCATAACCTAAGCCCCACGTTCTGTGGGGCTTTCTAATCCCCCCGCATTTGCACCAGGATGCCCCAGGAGGCACGAAAAAACAAAAACCGTCCCTTTATGCCTTTGATTGGCGGGACGGTGAAAATGGACTGTTTTGCTTCATCGCAAAATTGAGCACAATAAATTATTCTTCCCTGGTTAGCAGAGCGCGGCGCCACGAACCCCACGCCCCTCAAAAATACTGATTATTTTGTTTATTATAATGTTTTTCATGATTACATACTCATTACAAAACCACGACAAGTGGAGCTAGATAGGATTGCATTGGTTATTACCAATTTGGGATCTTGAGACGTGCCTGTTTGGTCGGCATAATAAGCATCTATAATATTGAAGTCAGTTGGCGCAGAATTATCTATATCCAATGAGCTTCTTGTCATAAACTTGCTAATTCCAGTTTTTGCAATCGCAGAAATACCGTTTGCATTGAAACTTATATCGTTATAAGCGGATGTGCTCCAAGAAGAAAAAGCAAACCTTGTATTGTATTCTGTCGGTGAGTTTAATGTTATCCCTGCACTATAATCTCCGACCGCAATACTTGAAGTGGAGGCGGGGTTGCAACCAACAAAAGAGAAAGAGACCGAATTGGCGTTATATACTGAACCAAGACCATAGAGACTTAGGGTGGCGGCAGAAATCGTAGCACTGGAGCCAAGAGAAGAAGTATCAAACATATAAATTGAGCGGGAAAGATACCAGTTTCCACCCGTTAGAATCGCTCTTACGGTATTTCCCCCTCCAGGGCTGCTTACCGCTACATTGTCCGCATAGGTACCATTCGCTAAGCTTCTCGTGTTTGACCAGCTGACGGTATTGCCTTGAACATCTGTATAGCCATCGCAGGGACTTACCGAACCTGCGGCTGGATAAGCAGTCAAAGTTGAAAACCCAAAACTCAATTTCGGATATAATACCCTATCCCCCATAACCCAATCCCATGCATGGAACAGGTACCATAATGCCTTAAAAGCATAATACAAACGCTTGCCATACTTATTATGCCCCCTAAAATCAGTCGTCCTTTCTAAGTACCATTCGCCATTTTTCTTGAAATGTCTGTCGCCATAAGAAAAACTATTTGGAGTGATTTCGGTAATCTTTACTTTGGTTGGACAATCGTATTTTCTAATCCTCAAAACATAACGAAACCATATTCTAATGATTGGCGCATTCAACAGCCATAACAATTTTCGTTGATGTTTTTTGAAAAAATTTTTATCAAACATATCTTTTATATGTTATTTAGCAATGCCAGCAAATCCCACTTAGAATCCGTAGAGTTGTAAATGAAGCCCAAATACAAAGTTTTACTAATCACCGTTGTCGTGGGTAAAGCCAAATCAGAGGAAGCACGATAGATGGCGTTCCAAGACAAAGCCCTTGCCGTACCATTATCTTTTATTCTTATGATTAGCTTTTGACCTTGAACTGGCGTGCCTGTTGGGGCGGCGAAAGTTGCCGCCGCAGCCAAGGCAGTGAGCGTATAAATATCCGTGCTGTCGCTTGTAGGAGTAGGCGTTGCATTGCTTGCTTCTGTTTGCTCACGAGGGTTTATTCTTTTATTTGTGAGTGTTTGAGTTCCACTTACCGTTGCTACGTTTACCCCCTCTATGGCTACTACCCCAGCGGAAACCCGAGTAATAGTTGTGTCGCTTGCGTGGCCAAGTTCAATTGCTCCTACGCCTATGGACGTTGTAGTTGATGCGACTAGGCCAGAAATTGGAAGTCCAG